AGTAGGAACCGCATCCGCATTGTCAGTATCTCACATCAAATCAGTTAAATCTGCTAAGTAAAATAATCGTCCTGCTACCCTAGGACTGCCTATCTAGACCATAGGTGCAAGCTTGACCCCGTAGGTTGAGCTTTTTTTATGCCACCAAAAACATAAATTTTTTCAATAATCAAAAGTTATATATATTTATAGATAAATAGCAATACGGTAGGTTGCTAGTTACGAAAAACAATTAATAACCGCTCACCTTATGGGAGCACAAAAAACTAAAAAATGACACAACTATTAAACAGAGCATGGGCAATGGACCCGCTAGACATCGTTTGGAAAAATTTCTTCGATGGACATTCAAACTTCAACACACTTCAACAGAAAATCAACTATCCCGTTGATATTTACGAAACAGAAAAAGGGTTGCGATTCGAGCTCGCCGTGGTCGGTCTGGAAAAATCAGATCTTGACATCACAGTAGACGGCGATACGCTAAGAGTTTCCTACGAAAAAGCAGAGGAAGAAGAACAAGTACACTACATTCAAAGAGGCATCGCTAGGCGATCTTTCGATCTTGCATGGAAAGTTGCAAGCAAGTTTAACCTAAACAAGCTTAACGCTGAAATGGACAAAGGACTTCTTGTAATAGACGTTCCTTACACAGAATCTAAAGAGCCAAAAAAGATTACAATCAAATAAAATAGCCAGCCTACCGTATTTGTTATGAGTATATTTCATAAAGAAGTTTTGAAAATTAACGATTCTCTCTTCATCGTAAAAAGAGTGATAAGAGCAGAATATTGCAAAGACGTAGAGATTCTAAAAAAATGGGCCGATGCAGACATCGCCTTTAGAAAAGAAGATCTAATTTACTTTTGCGAAGCAATAATAGATTTAGAACCTGAAACAATTTAAAACAAAACACAGATATGAGCAACAAGTTACAACCAATGAATGGCAACGTCATTCTCAAGCCGATCGATTCTCAAGAGGAGACATTCGGCAACATCATTATCCCCGATTTGGGAAAAGAGCGTCCTGAAATGGCAGAAGTAGTGGCAGTAAGCCCAACTTACAATTGGCACAATGGAGACTACGTCAAGAGCAATCTAGAAGTAGGAATGAAAGTGCTGATTCCAAAAATGGGTGGCATGAAAGTTACCATCGATGGAGAAGATTATTTCATCGCAAAAGAAGTAGAAATTTTATCACAAGTAATTTAAAAAACAGATTATGTCAACACACAATTTATCAGGAAAAGAATTAAAAGAGAGATTGCTGACCGGAATCCAAAAGTTGAACCAATCGGTTTCTTCTACACTTGGACCAGGAGGTCGCACAGTTCTTATCAAAGAACAAACAGGAGAAGTTAAAGTTACGAAAGACGGTGTATCCGTTGCAAAAGCGTTCCACAAGTTGGAAGACGAAGTAGAAGATTTGGGCGCACAGCTTGTAAAGCAAGTAAGTATCAAATCCGCAAACGAAGCTGGAGACGGTACCACCACATCTACGATCTTGGCCACCAAAATGGTCGAAGAGGGTTTGACTCTTATTCACCAAGGAGTAAACGCAGTAGCAGTTAAGAAGCAGATCGACGCAGCGGTAGAAAAAGCTGTAAAGAAAATCAAAGCAATGGCGATCGATGTATCTACAGAAGAGCAGATCAGACAAGTTGCTACCATCTCTGGTAACAACGATCCAGAAATCGGAGAGCTTATCGCTACAGCGATCGAAAAGGTTGGTCGCGAAGGAGTTGTTACTATCGAAGAGTCTAAAACTGGAGAAACGCAACTAGAAGTAGTTGAAGGTATGCAGTTCGACAGAGGCTACAAATCTCCCTATTTCACTACAAACAACACCACGATGCAAGCTGTATTGGAAGATCCTTACGTATTCTTATACGATGGTCGTATCTCAACAGCGCAAGAGTTGTTGCAAGTGCTAACCAAAGCAAATTCAGAAAACAAACCAGTACTTATCGTTGCTGAAGACATCGGTGATGAAGCATTGGCAACTCTGATCGTAAACAAGATGAGAGGCATCGTTCAAGTCTGCGCAGTTAAAGCGCCAGATTTTGGAGAGAGAAAAACTCTTATAATGGAAGACATCGCTATCCTAACAGGTGGACAAGTACTTTCAAAAGACAAAGGACACAAGCTTGACAAGATCGCACCAAACCAACTTGGAGAGTTCTTGGGTAGAGCTAGAATGGTTACGGTTAGCAAAGATCAAACCACTATTATCGACGGTAAAGGAGACGAAATCTCCATCACGAATCGTTCCAACGAAATCAAAGAGCAGATCGAGAAAGCAACCTCTTTCTACGAGAAAGAAAAACTACAAGAGAGACTTGGTAAGTTGATCGGTGGAGTAGCTATCGTATCTGTTGGTGGAGATTCTGACATCGAAATCAAAGAAAAGAAAGATCGCGTTGAGGACGCCTTATTCGCAACCAAAGCGGCTCTTTCCGATGGTATTGTACCTGGCGGTGGAATCGTACTTTACGATGTATTGGATGCAAGCGAAGACAACAACGACAAAGGTCTACAGATCGTTAGCATGGCATGCGCTGCGCCTTTCATGAAGATTCTTGAGAACGCAGGAAACGACAAGTGGTACGCGGCTGCTCACGATATTCACACTTCTAAATTAAAGAATGCTACCTACGATGCCAAGAATGGCAAAGTGGTTGCCGCATTCGAAGCAGGTATCATCGATCCAGCGAAAGTTGTTATCACTGCTCTTAAGAACGCAGCTTCTGTTGCAGGAACTATCCTAACCACAGAATCTGTTGTGTTTGAGAAAGCTGATAAAAAATCAGACGACGACAATCCAATGGCTAATATGATGTAATACAAATCAGTTACAAATTTGAGAAGCGCCTAAGGGCGCTTTTCTTTTTTTTTTTACATATTTATTAGTATAAATAAAAAAAATGAAATTAATAGATCTTTTAAAAGAATCTTATCAATCACCTGAAGCAGCTATAGAATATCTAAAAGGATTAGCATCAACAGGAGAATTAAACAAACAAGCGATAGACTCTTTACATGCTGACTTATTATCAGCTCGCAGAAATGCGTTTTCAAATAAAAGAAGTCCTGAACAAAGATCATCATCGGTACAAAAAGCACAACTAACTAGACAGTTAAATAAAATAAAAGATAAAGCGCAAGATGAAGCTGAGATTGAATTAGGTTTAATGAAACCTGGTGAAAGTCAAACAGCTGTACAGGCTGGTACCGCTATTGGATTATCAATGGGAAGTGGACCTAAACTTCTACAGCAGAAATATAATAGAATCGTGATAGATAAAATAGAAAAAGCAGCTAGAGAAGCTGGAATTACTGATCAAGAAGCTATAAAAAACGCATATTATTATCAAGATTCTACTCAATGGAGTTAACATAAATAAATAAAATACAAATGCAAACATTTGACTACAACGAATATAGAAAAAATAATCCTCTTTTGAAAGAAGAATCGGACATCAACGAAAGAGAACAGTATTCCAACATAGGAAATCCAAAGTTCAGTTCTAAAAATAAAGCAATTCAAAGAGGATCTCCACTTGATGGAGGTACAGATAGCGAAGGAGTTGCTTATGATCCCTATAAATTAGAATTTGATGTAGATACATGCAGAATAATACAAGGAAGAAATGTCATAGAAATATCTAGAAAAGCTTCAAAAGAATTAGCTAAAGAAATTAGAAATTCATTCTTTTAAATAAAATACAAACTTTTAAATAAAATACAAATGCAACAATTCGACTACAAAAAGTACTTAAAGAACAATCCTCTTTTGAAAGAAGATAAAGAGATGAAAGAAGCATTTACTCTTGGAGGCGGCGGAGCTGGCTCAGGATCTCAAACAATGTCATGGGAACCAGAGAATGCATATCTACAAAAATTTGCAAACTTAAAAGTTGGAGATAAAGTTAAGTACACAGTTAATAGAGCGTGGTCACACGATGTAGTTAATACAGACAGAATGGGAATAATCACAAAGATCAACCCAGTCACTATCGTGATAGGTAGCTATAATCAAGATGGAACAATGAGTAATTGGTCTATTCCAAAAAAATGGATGGCTTCTATAAAAAAGATAAAATAATTAATAATAAAAATATAGTAAAAGCACCTTCTCGGTGCTTTTTTTATGTATGATATATATTTATTATGGATAGAAAATTGCTACTACCAATTATCTATAATAAAACTTATTTGGTCCTTAAAACTTTGGAAGGTAGTAGCTCCATGGATTTTCTGGACCTTTTTTTATTTTATATGGCGATAATATATCAACACAAAAGAAAAGACACTAATGAAGTATTTTATGTAGGAATAGGAAGAGCAATAAACAGAGCTCATACAAAAAAATCTAGAAATCAGCATTGGCATAATATAGTAAATAAAGTCGGATACGATGTTGAAATACTATACGAAGATATTTCTTGGGAAGAAGCCTGCAAAAAAGAAGTCGAGCTAATAAAAAAATACGGTAGAATGGACTTAAAACAAGGATCTCTTGTTAATATGTCAGATGGAGGTGATGGTTTGCATAATCCATCTCAAGACACTAGAAATAAAATGAAAACTGGCCTAGGTAAGGAGCCTTGGAACAAAGGAAAAACTGGAGTATATAGTAAAGAGCAACTTGAAAAAATAAGTGCAACAACTAAAAAATCAATGCAAGGAAAAAACTTTGGAGAAGCTAATCCAATGTACGGAAAACTTCCAGGAAATACAAGAAAAGTTAGCACATTAGACGAAAAAATTATTTTTGAATCAGGAAGAGCGGCCGCAAAATATTACGGAATAAGTCCTGCAACGTTACTTCATTGGATTAGGACTAATAAAAATGTAAAATATTACATAGATAATAAATTTAAAAATTAGAAAAAATAGATTTATATTTAATTAAACTAAAAATTAAAAGTTATGGCTAGATATGCGCTAGTTTCTATAATGGGAAATGTAGGAAGTACACTTGGATCACAAGGTGGGGCTTACGGATTGATCGCCACTCGAATGATTCGAGACTATTTCCCACAAGATCAAATAGACGTTAACCCTAAATCGCACACTTGGAAGGACTACGATGCTCTCTTCGTTTGCGAAGGAGTCAATTTCATGGAAGGCTCGTTCAATGTTCCCGGTGGACCTCAACCCGAACACTATGAAAAGATGCAAGCGATTGCAGATTTCAAAGGCGGTGTCAAATTCATCAACAAAGAGTTCGACTTCGAAGGATTCAACAAGAGAATCAAGATCGAGAACGCTGAATTTCCTGTTGGAAACCTAGTAAACTTATTTATGGACTTCGGCAAGAAAAGCAGACAAGCTGTTATATCCGATTCTCACGGTCTATCGGTTTGGAAGCCAAAACGCACTCTAGATTTTACTCCTGGTAGAACGCTACACGGATTCTTGAAAAGATCTACGCCAGAAGAGATCAACGAAAAATACGATGAGACAACTCTGTATTTTGGCTGTATTGATGTTCGTTTCCATCTTATGAGACAAGAAAATCCTAAACAGGCTACTATAGATTTATTTACTAGATATGTAGAATTTGCAAAACAATTAAAAGATTGCACATTAGCAACAATCATTCCAGTTGAGCATGAATCACGCAAAATACCTGGCACAGGTTTATATAAAAAGAAACCATTTTTTGGAACTCGAGCAGAAAGACAGGAGCTTGTAGAAATAGCCAATGAAATAATAAAAAATTCAGGATTAAAATATATAGCATGGCCAGATGAATGGAATGATGCAACTGGAGAGAAAATGTTGGATATATTAGAGAGTCGTCAAAGCGTACATCTAAAGCCGAAAAATTATCCTTACATTAACGAAATTCTTGGATAGTGTATATTTATTATAGATAGAAACTACTGGTACTAGAATCTATAATAAACTTATTTGGTCCTATTAATTCTGTGGTTGTACCAGAACCCAGCGTTGATGTGGACCTTTTTTATTTTATGGATTATCAAAAAATACATGATCAAATTATTGACAGAGCAAAAAAAGAATATTCTCAAGGTTTAAGAACAAAGAAAAATGGAATATACTATGAAGGACATCATATAATTCCAAGATGTTTAGGAGGGATTGGTTGGGCAAATAATTGGAATCATGAAAATATAGTTCCATTAACAGCTAGAGAACATTTTATAATTCATTGGATATTACATTTAATATATCCGAATCATAGAAAATTAGGAGAAGCATTTTATAACATGTGTGTGATTGGAAAAAAACAAAAAAGATATATTCCGAGTTCTAGAATAATAGAATACGCTAGAATTCTTCACGGAAAGAATCATTCTACTTATATGAAAAACAATTTTTGGTCTGAAGATATGACGTTACATATGTCAAAAGCTCATATGGGAGAAAAAAATTGGATGTATGGTAAAAATCACACAGATGAAACAATTCAAAAAATGAAAAATATTTGGACTCAAGAAAAAAAACAATCTGCTTCTCAAAAGTTTCTAGGGGATAATAATCCAGCTAAAAGATTAGAAGTTCAGATAAAAATGAAACAAAGAGCATTGAATAGAAAAAAAGTCAATTGTCCTCATTGCGATAAAGAAGGCGCAATAAATCAAATGAAACAGTGGCATTTTGAAAATTGTAAAAATAAAAAAGATTAACGCATGTTCCTCAACAAAGCAACTGATCAATCGAATCTTGATCTAGCAAACGGTCGAGATCTCCAATACTATTTGGATCTTACCGCAGATTACAAACACGACTTCACTTTCGCGGTCAAAGACATCGAAGGGTTCAAAGTCGTAGACGACGGAGAGTTTGAGTTTGGTACCAAAGCCAAAATGGCAGACTTCTTTATTTCTCAAGTACAAGAAGACGCTTTGGTTTACGTAGCGCCAAGAACAGGATATGCTCCGTTCTCTTTGTGTTACTTGGCAAAGAAGTACAACAAGAAGTTATATTTGTTCATGCCTGCTTCCAAAGAAGCATCTGCTCATCAACTAACTGCGATAGAGTACGGAGCCACTCCGATCTTTGTAAGAATACCAGCGATGCCTACCGCAAACATTTGGGCAAAACAGTTTGCCGAAAAGATTGGAGCCCGGTTTTTGCCTTTTGGACTTAAGCACGAATTGGTAGTTGCAGGTGGAGTGAGAGTATTCTACGACAATTTCAAAGACGCAGACATTCCTGAGATGTGGTCGGTATTTTCTACAGGGGTGCTGTCCCGGACGCTACAGATCGCTCTTCCTAACGCTGCCTTTAATGCTATAGCAGTTGCAAGAAACATTCAACCTGGTGAGCTCGGAAGAGCTCGATTCTTTACTCACGCAAAGAAGTTCACTCAAGACAGCGATGTTATTCCTCCATTTGATTGCATACGCACTTACGATGCAAAAGGTTGGGAATTTATCAAAAAGTTTGGTAAACAAGGAGACTGGTTTTGGAACGTAGCAAGAAACATGCCTACACCGACAATTAAAGCCAAAGACGTGGATTCTCAAAGAGAATGGGGCGACATGAAAGATGTGCTTCGTTATTCAAAATAGATTCATTACATTTCTAAAACATTAAATGTATAACATGAAACTAATAAACTTACTTAAAGAGAACTATTCATTATCTTTAAAAAATGTAGACGGCGAATACATAGTACGTGCTACTACTGAGAATGGAGAGAAGATCGGTGAATTAAGGTTCATAAAAAGTAAATTCAAACCAAACCTACTCGGCACAAGTGTCGTTGTAGACCCTAACTATCAGCGACAAGGAATTGCGTCTGCCATGTATATGTACGCAGAAAAAGAGCTAAACATGAAATTCATAAAATCCGATGACGTGCTAACACCAGTAGGTAAAAAATTTTGGAATAATCCTAATAGGAAGTTTGGAATATAAAACATTAAACGTATAATATGCAACAAATAGCGGGTATAGCAATCCTATTATTAATGGGAATTTGTATTCTCGGATTAATAGACGTAGCGAAACAAATAAATAAATTAAATTAATATGGCACAAGTATTAGCAACAGCATTTCTAATAGCTTTAGTATTAGGAGTACTTAAAATGGTTTGGGACGTTCAAATGTCCAAATTAAATAGATTTATTAAAGAATTAGACGAAGATTTAAAAGAAAATCAATAAAAAAGTTATGAGTATATTACAACAAGCGCACAAAATTGTATTCGAAAGAAACGAAGAGAAAGAACGTATGTATGGACCATTCGAAGAAGGCATGGAGCAAGCAGCAAAGATAGCTTCTCTGCTTTCTAGAAAAGACATCACAGCTTTCGATATGTATAATTGTATGTTGGCTCTTAAGTTATCTAGAGCTTCTTACAATTACAAAGAAGACAACTATTTAGATGCGGTAGCTTACATGGCATCGCTAAACGAATATTTAAAACCAAAACAAGATGAAAATAAAGTTAGTAAGAAAAGTAAAGGCTCCAAGTAGAGGCACTACAGTAAGTGCGGGTTTGGACTTCTATGTACCCGATGATTTCAAAGCAACAAAAGTTTGGCCTGGTAAATCAGTGTTGATTCCATCAGGAGTAAAAGCACAGGTGCCTGAAGGCTACGCTTTGATAGCATTCAACAAATCTGGTATAGCAACCAAACAAGGTTTGATAGTTGGCGCTTGCGTTGTAGACGAAGACTACGAAGGAGAAATTCATATTCACATGATGAATGTCGAAGACAAAGTAATCGACATTATTCCAGGACAAAAGCTAGTGCAATTTGTACTAGTGCCAGTAAATTACCAAAACGTAGAAATTGTAAATGAGTTACCAAAAAGACAATCAGAAAGAGGCGAAGGAGGATTTGGCAGCACAGGTCTTAGCTAAACAAAGAAGACTCGACACAGTTTTCATCAATATTGCTAAAGAAGTTGCAACACTATCCCACTGCCAAAGATCTAAAGTGGGAGCCGTAATAGAACTATATGGAAATATAGTTTCTTTTGGTTTTAACGGAGCACCAAAAGGCATGCCAAATTGTTGCGAAGACGAAAACAACGTTACGCTACCGTATATAATTCATGCAGAAAGCAATAGCATCATTAAAGCGGCAAAATCAGGACAATCAATGAGAGGCGGTACTTTGTATTTAACCCTCAGCCCTTGTTTGGATTGCTGCAAACTTATTTTGCAATCGGAAATAAAAAGAGTTGTATATTTGGAAGAGTACAGAGACAGAACAGGAATAGACTTTTTAAGAAAATTTATAAAAGTAGAAAAGTATGAACAAAGCAATATATAACCAAGAATTTAAAAATGCTACGCATGCGTTTGAATTGCTATTTACCCACGTAAATGTTTTAGGAGAAGATTTCGCAGGCACAAGAGCCAGATTCAACATAAGTTTTACTCTTCTTGATCCATGCGATAAAGTAGTTACAACTCCTCAAAGAAAGTTTAATGCTGATTACGCAGAATACGAGTGGTTATGGTACAGATCTGGCAATCGAGATGCGACTGAAATATCTGAAAGAGCCAAGATTTGGAAACAAATGATGGTTCCTAACACTACTGAAGTCAATTCAAACTATGGTTACTTCTGGAATAAAAACAATCAGTTAGACAGAGTTATCGAAGATCTTAAAATAAATAAAGAAACTCGTAGAGCTATTATTGTTCATTACGATATAAACGAATTGGATAGATACAAATACGATACTCCATGTAACGATGTACTTAATTTCTATATCAAAGATGGCAAATTAGAATTAACTGTATTCGCAAGAAGCATAGATTTAGTTTTTGGCTTTTGCAATGATCAATACACGTTTGCTAAATTAATGGAGTATGTATCAGAACAAACGGGTTATCCAGTTGGTGCAATGCATTGGTTTATTACCAATCTCCACATTTATCCAAGACACTACAATTTATTATCATGATATTAGACAGAGATTTTCTAGAATCAGAATTGTCAAAACTTTGGCCCAATAAATACAATTGCTATCAGTGGTGGAGAAGGTATGTGTCAAGAAATACGTTGCCTAAAAAAACTCCATTATACGAGAAGATAATTAACGGAGATTATGATCCATCGACGTATCTGTACCAAGCAGATCATGAGGTGCATTTACTCGCTGACAAACTACGCAACGTAAAGCATCCAGATGAAGCCCATGACATCACCAGTCTGTTCATGGAAAGGAGACGAAGGTTATTAATAGATTACGAAAAGGAAGAGGCCAACATCATGAGGGAGCTCAAGAGCGACTTTGTAAAGACATTTAAGATAGATAAAAAGCTACTAGAAAACATAATGGAAACATTCGATGGAACTCTAGTAGAATTGTATAACCACATAAAAAATAAAGATTATGATTCAAGTAGGTTCAATTGTCAAGTGCATTAATTCAACAGAGACGTCTCTTGTAGAAGGACAAGAATACACTGTGATGCAAATCACCCAAAAAGGAAATTTTATTCTTGAAGAAGCTGAGTCTCCGTTTGGATACGACTGTTTTAAAAGCACTCGATTCGAAGACACTGGAAAAACAGTATACACAGAGATGCGTGAATATTTTTCTGAATATGAATTAGAAGAGTACTTCGGAGAATAAACTTTACGTACCCAAAAAATAAAAGCAGTAAATAACACATATTGTCGTATATTTATTATATCATTAACAATTTAACTAAACAAAAACAAAACAAATGAAAAAGTTTTTAGCAATCGTTGCGGTATCTGCATTATTAACTTCTTGCGGTGGCGCATCAACCACAGAAACACCTACTACGGATTCTACAGTAGTAAAAGCTGACACAACAGCATGCACTGATTCAACAAAATGTGCTGATTCAACAAAATGTGATACTACTAAAGCCGCTAAGTAATTAGCACACAGGAGTGGCGGAAGCGTGTTAGAGTACTCTGACCGATAGTTAAGACGTTGCCAGATGTGGCTGGGAATTTGAGGGTAACCTCCCCGTGAAGGTGCAAGTCCTTCCTCCTGTACAAATCGTGGCGTAGAGCAGAGGTAGCTCACTAGGCTCATAACCTAGGGGTCGTTGGTTCGAATCCAACCGCCGCAACAACAGTTACCGTTCTTTGACATATAGGAGATCAAAAAAATGAATACACAATTAGCATTCGCTTTTGGTATGCTTGCGATGACCGCTATTGTTATGATAGCAACAATCGTTGTAGGTATAGTGAAGGTAATCAAATTAGAGAAACAACACAAAGAGCTCGATAGAGCATCAGCAAAAGAAGTTGAATTTGTGCACAGGCACATAACAGATATCGAACGAAACATTTATTCAGAACTAAACGAAACACGAAGAAGGTTTGACGAATACACAGACAATCTTAAACGCGAACTTCAGGCGTATACAGATTCAAGAATTGACAAGGCTATAGGAACAGCAGGACAAAAACAATTAATAAAAAACTAAAATAAAATAGTTAAAGAACGGTAACTTTAAAAGATCTTTTACATATGGGGGTGCCCTGGATTTGCTCCGAATGCAAGGGCTAGTATTACATGCAGAGGTATGGTTCTATTCCTCTTTAATCACTGAACAAACAATTAAATGACAATACTGAATTATCAGATTGGACCTTCGAAGATGCTATGGCATTTGTAGGAGCTGACGAGTACGCATTAGCGGCCTAGTCGACAGGGGCAGCTGAGAGCCTTGCAACAGAACAGCAACAATGTAAAGACACGAGGTCTTCTTGTGACACTAACCATCCAACACTATATGATGTAAAAAGAAAGCAGGTTTTCCTAGTTTCCATATAAAATTAGGTGGTGGTTCGTTGATCTTTACCGATCAGCCCCGATTACTGATCAGCTTGCAGATCTAAGCATGTGAGACGTTGGTACTAATCATTCTTTCGAGAAACGAGGGTTCGACTCCCTCCACCTCCAACCTATCAACCTATTTATTAATGTATAGGTTGTGATAAAAAGGGCAGAAACATTAAAAGAATATATTTTTTAACAAACACAAACAATTATGAAAAAAACAGCATTACTCTTAGCAGTAATTTTGGGACTATTCTCAATGACAACCGTAAGTGCTCAGAAAAATTCAAAGATTCTAAGCGGAACAGTAGCTTACGAAAAAACCAAAGATGTTAAAGCGTCTTACAGCATCAATCCACTAGTTGGATATTTTGTAACCAATAAAGTGGCAGTCGGCGTAGTAGGCGGATATAGCAAAACTGACGCGGCAAATAAGTCTACATCTGTAGGCGTATTTACAAGATGCCATTTTCTAAACATCGGTAAAAACTGTCAAGTATTTTCTCAGTTAGATGCTACGACTAATTCTACGACTTCAAACAACGTAAAAGCAAAAACTAGTGAAGTTAATTTAGGATTTGGAGCGAACTACACAGTTACAAAAAAGCTCGATCTAACTATGTATATTGCAGATTTGGCTAATTACGAGAAATCAGATTTGACTTCTGCATTTACTGCCGGTATTGGAAGCGTTACGAATCCGTTCGCTACTCCTAGCTTTGGTATTATTTACAAATTTTAATAGCAAAGTCGGATTTAATTAGAGATTGTAATATTTATAATCAAACAAGGTTGCATCTAAACAGGTGCAGCCTTTTTTTCGTTTGGTAACAATCTAAATCTCTAAATTATGACTTTTAAAAAATGGATCACTGAACTCTTTAAAGATGAAAGAGGGTCAGTATCAATCAAACCAGTAGTTGCATTTATAGGTGCAATGTTCTTATGTGTCACAATGACCATAAACTCCTTCTCTCACGAAGATTTCAAACCATCTGATAGCTTAGTAGATGCAGTGATGATTATCACATGCATTGGATTAGGCGCTGATAGTATTGACAAATTCTCACACAAGAAGACCGAAACAACAACTCCAGAAGAACCACAAACCCCAATAGAATAAAATGGCAAAAAGATCAACAGCAGAAACAGTAGCAGGCGCTGTAAAACCACCAATCTCTTTTAAAGAGTTTGCAAAAGAACCTGTAAAAGGCTTGATGTTTATATGTATCATAGCAGTCGGTTATTTATATGTTGATATTAAAATGAGTAATTCAGCAACACAAACGCAATTAAATGAAAAAATTACTAAACTTGAAATCAAAGTTGATCAACTTACTGACCAGCTTAGAAAATCAGATAGCGCGCTTTCTGCAGCAGCTTCAAAAATAACAGTATTGCAAGAACTAGGTAAAATAAAATAAAATGAAATTAAAAGCATTATTAATAGTTTGTTTATTAGTTGGATGCGGTACTCAGACAAAAGCTCCTGAGGTTACTAGCACAGATAGTTTATTAATTGTAAGTGATAGTGTTGCGGCTAACGCAGAGCGCTCAAGCCAAATACTCGATTCAGTAACAGTTGTTACGACTGAGAAGGTACACGATAACATCAAGGTATTAACAAATACCATTACCAATTACGAAACTAAGATCAAAGCTGCCACTAAAACAATAACTGTAGAAAAGATTATACGCGATACTGTGTATATAGAAACTAAGAAAAGCTTTTGGGGTAAAACTAAAACAAATGTAACTACAAAGTCGGATAGTACTACCGGTCAATCTGAAGTAGTAGATACAACACAACAGTAATATATGTTTAGTTCTTCATCAGTTGCGATAATGATAGCAGGTGTTGTAATGGCACTACTATTCATATGTGCTGCTTTATTCTTTGTCTATAAGTTATTCGCTAATAATGCTCAAGAAGTATTAGTTAGATTTATACTACTTATATTTACAGCATTAGTTGGAGTATGGGTAGTTGATAAGATAATAGCTTTTAAAATAAGTCTACTTTCAGACCAGCAAGACGGACAGTTATTTGATTTAATTAAAACTCTCATACTGATGATATTCAGTTATTATTTCGGAACTAAAAACAATAAAGATGAATGTACAGAAACTAAAGGGACACGTCCCTGACACAGTTATAGCTCAGATTCCTGACGTTATGGCTAAATTTGAAATCAACACACCACTTCGTTTAGCTCACTTCTTAGCACAGTGCGGACACGAATCAGGTGGATTCAAAGTTGTAAACGAAAACTTAAACTACAGTGCTAAAGGATTACTCGGAGTATTCAAGAAATACTTTCCAGATGGAACTAAAGCGGCTTTGTATGAGCGCAAGCCAGAAAAAATCGCTAATCTAGTTTATGGAGGTAGAATGGGTAACGGACCCGAGGCTTCAGGTGAAGGATTCAAATTCAGAGGTCGTGGTTATATCCAATTGACAGGTAAAGATAACTACAAAGCATTTGATGCAGTTGTACCAGAGAACCTACTCGAATCACCTGAATTAGTTGCTACAAAGTATCCACTATTGTCGGCTGCTTGGTTCTTTCATAAGAACGGCTTACACAAGATTGCTGACGGCGGTGCTACAGATGCTACTGTTACTTCTGTAACAAAACGCGTTAATGGTGGTACTATTGGATTAGCTGATAGGATTAAACACTTCAAAGAATACTATAGTTTGTTAGCATAATAACAAAGTGCAAATAATTAAATTAGGAGACCAAAGAAATAAAGGTCTCCTTTTTTATTTTATAGATTATATTTAAAATAAAAACAAATGGCCTGTCATACACTATACATGAAAGATGAAAAGGAGTTTCTTCTTCGTATGAAAGAAAGAGATCCAGATATTATTCTAAAGATGGTTAAATGTGTACTAAGCGCACATAAAAGAAAGGTAAATAAATTAAATATTTTTGAAATAGTGTTTAAAGACACTAGTTACATGGTATTTGCTATGGATAAAAAAGAGTTTAAGAACTTTCTAAGCAACTGTTTGCAAGACATGATCAACATAGAGGAATACGAAATATGCGCAGAGATTAAAAAAATCCTTTCTAAAAATCAAAGAAAAAAGAAAGTTTCTACTGAAGAATAATATTTCTGCAATTCAATAATTAACATTAAATTAATAGTTATGAAGAAGATCATAAGAAACTTACATTTTTGGTTTGAGTATCACATTGGTTATCATTTAACTAACGGAAAAAAATTAGACGCTTGGTCTAAAAACATTCTCAGCAAATTCCCTGAAAAATTTAAAAAACAATAATATGGATCAACAACAAGTTAAATTAAACATCTCATTAGATAAAACTACTGGAGTAGTATGCGAAGAGTGCGGAAATACAACATTTCAAGAGGCTCTACTAATTAGAAAGGCTTCTAAGTTTCTAACAGGCACTGCTCAAGACGCAATAATTCCAATTCCCACCTTCGCATGTACAAAATGCGGACACGTTAATGATGAATTCATGCCACAAGAATTAAAATCAAAAACCGAAGATTAATGAAAGATATAGAAGTAATAACGTACGATAGTTCAAATACTAGAAGTGTGTTGAAAACAGATTCTATAGTAGATTCTATTGTTGATAAATTCATAGATAGATCAAGAGTTGGAAAAAACAAATACGGAACTAACTTAGACAGAACTGATCTTAGCCTAGAGCAGTGGATAGAACACGCTTTAGAGGAACACATGGATGCAATACTCTACTTACAAAAAATTAAATCAGTTATCGGTGGCTCCAAAACAAAATTATGATATAGATTGGGCAACTCAGAAAGGAATTAGTTATTCTCAGTACTCTTTATATAATCAATGTCAA